ACTAGGAGTTTATTTGATTGAGTTTCGCCAAGCATATAACGACCAATAAGCACTTGATAATGTTTTTTGCCCACGAACTTTCTTAAGCACTCCACCCATACGAGCCATAAATGAGCGCTTACGAGCTGGTATATTTGATTTGATTTTCATGTTTGGGTCGCCAAATCGTATTTTTTTTACTTTGTTTGTAGATTTGTTTCTGACATATACAGCAAACTTTGACTTTTCCCCTGGTGTTCTAAATGGTTTACCAAGTTTTACTTTACGACCTTGATACTCTGCCATTATTTCTTTTTTCTTTTTTTACGCAAATCTAAATCATGTTTGCGTGAGCCACGAAGAAAACTGTTTACTCTACCCATAGCCCATGCAGACATTGGTACACGTCTTGAGCCACTACTTAAAAATGCGCCTTGACCTCTACGATATACCTTTGCCAAAGTTCCGTAAGTATATTTTTTTGATTTCTTTGCTTTGTTTCTTAATGTTGTTTGTACTGATGCCGGTATAGCCATTATGCCCTTGTCCTTGCTCTTAATAATTCTCTTGGTATGTATTTACCAGCTTTATAAAGTTTTGCGACTCTTTTTATCAAACTGGCACGTCTTGATCTAGCGCTACCTTTGAGTCCAGATAAATATTTCTTTGGAACTCCAGACTTTTTGTCTTTTGGTACTTTTCTACGCTTCTTCTTCATAGATTTTTTATATCAAAAAAAATATAAAAAAGGTAAAAAAAGTAGTTGCAATATTGCAAATAATTACTATATTCATAATATGATTAAGGAGAATAAAATTATGAATGATAAATTAAAAGTTGGTGACGTACTAAACGAAACTTGGGGTTATGAACAAACTAACCAAAACTTTTACCAAGTTACAAAAAAAATTGGCAAGACTATGGTAGAGCTTGTTGAAATTGCTAGTAAGATTGTTGAAACAAAAGAGTATGGCGAATATGTTACTTATGACAAAGACAATTTTATGAGCCACCCAATAAAACGAAAAGTAAAAATTATGAAATGGAGTAGTGGCAACGAGAAACCTTATGTTAACTTAAGAAGCTTTTCAATTGCTACTTTGACAAATGAAAGTGAAAAGCATTGGGTAACTGGTTGGGCGTATGGGCATTAATAAAAAAGAATTAGAAGAAATTAAAAAAGTGGCTCTTGATTATAGAGCCGCTAAAATATTTACATCTTGGGAGTGTTATGACCAAAATCCACATACTTGGGCATTACATATTAAATCTGTTTTTTTAC